TCTTCAAGTAGTTTGAAGTATATACGTCGAAACCGTATACGTTTGCTACGAAGCGCATACCTGTTGCGATACCGTCACGTACAATACCTTCCCACATTGGGTTGTTTGAAACGTTGACAATGTTTGTCAATGTGTTCAACTGGTATTCTACTGATGGGTCAACAACAGCAACCAACGCACGGTCAGCAACTTTAGATTTCTTCAATGCATAACGAGCAAATGCGAAATCTTCAAGTTCTAGTTTACCACCGTTACCACCTGAGATACGGTGTGCTGCACCGTCTACTGTCTCAGATGAGTTAGCTGTAACACCAACTTCAGGTGCTGCCATAGTAGTTGCTTCGAAGTGCTCCATAATTGCACGAGCTTGTTCTGGAACAAAACGTGCTTCAAGTTGTGCTGAGTAGAACGAATCCTGCGCAGCTTTCTTGGTGATGTATGAAGCTGATTGTAGATACTTGTCGATGCTGAATGAGAACTCAGCTGTATCCATTGGAACGTATGAAACTGCTGCATCTTCAGTGTATGTAGATACTGCTGTTTCACCGATTGTTGGGATAGTGAATGTGTCACCATCTGGGAATCCATCCAACATACGAACAACAGACTGTGCCATCATTTCGTCACGAAGGATTTCTTTTAGTTCTGAGGAGTAAACCTCAGCACGGATAAGACGCTGCATATCCGCATTTGAGGAAATCATACCAGCCATTTGCTAGTCCTTTCTAAGTGTTTCCGAACTTGTCACCCATGTTCATTCGATCTTGGATCATCTGTTGTTGAACTTTAGGTGAGTAGTATTGGTTAGGGTTTTCTCTACGCATTTTCTGGTAGAATTGCCAGTCACGTGCGTTAGAGGCTTGCATATTGACACCTTCGGTACGAACAGAACCTTGAACCATAGGGCTAAAAGTTTTCTGTGGTTGACCGATAAGAGCAAAGAAAGCTGTAGGGGATTCGGATGCAATATCACGTAGACGTTCCATTGACATACCTAGTTCCTGTGCCTTATTTCGGACTGTTGCTTCTGCTTCAGTACCGAAAGAATTAACTAGCTCTTGATCTACTTGTGCCAAGTTCTGTTTAATGACAGAATCCTGTTCACGTTTAACCAGTGTCTTTTCAACAAGGCTTTCAAGATCGTTCTCACTAAGACTTGCAGTGGTGTTCTGTGTCTCTGTGCTGCCACTATTATTAGGCGTTACAGTGTCTACTGTGGCAGATTCAGTAGCCTTGTTCTGTAACTGTTCAAGAATCTGGGCTTGATAATCCTGCTTCTTCATATCCTCTCGCATCTGTGCTAATTGATCCTCTAAGGTCTTAATATAGCCATCAGCTTCGAGTTTACCTTTAGCAAGGACTTCAGGGTCTTTCCAGTTCTCTCCCTTTGCCTCTACGAGTTTCTGAACAAAAGATTCCTGTGGTGTGGTTTCAGTTGTCGTCTGCTCTGTTGTCTGCTCAGTCTGTGCGGTTGCAGCACTGTCAGTAAATACCATAATCTATTCCTTATCTAAGTTGATAATATCAAGCACTTGGTTTAGTGCTCGGTTATACCCGATACGATCAGCCTGTTTGTATGCCCATGACGGGCTATCGTAGTCAGCTGATGATGGGGATTCTTTGAGTAGAGACTCAAGAATTACTTCAAGACGAAGGAGTGAATCTTGGTTAGACAGGACGTTCTGGCGAACCTTTTCCTTATCCTCTTTCGTCTTACATTGTTTGAACCAGTGTGATTTCATTATTTTTTCTTAGGAGCTTTCTTAGGTTTTACAGGTTCTTTCTTTTTAGTACCTTTACCATAAGCCATCTTTTTACCATTCTTATAGGGCATCTTAGAGTCCTTTCTCCATTGCGATCTGCTGTTCCTCTTCGAACTGAACCTGAGCCTCAGTCGCCATACGTTCTGTTTCTAGCTGTTCTGTGATCGTCACGTTCTCAGAGAACAATGCAGGTTCACCTAGTTCCTCAGCCATCAGACGTGCAAACTCTTTACCTGACAAGTGAGCAGCCATAGTCGGGTCTGCTAGTTTCAACTGATACAAGGACGTTAGGTTCTGTACACGGTTGGCACGTTCTGCGAAGTGACGAGCACCCATAGGAACGATCTTACCGTTAGCCATAATGTCTTCCTTGGTGATCTGCTCAAAGAAGTACAAGCCTGTGTCATCGTTAAGAACACGGACAGTATCTGCATAGTCCATATTACGACGTGCCGCCTCAAGCATAGCGTTAAGGATTGGCTCTAGGAACACACGTTCGAAGTGGGCTGTCTTGTGCTGGAAGATACGACCAGCTGCTGTCATTAGCTGCTGTACCTCAAAGGCTGTCTTCTCACCCGCACTACGGATACCCATAGCCTCACGTGGAGCACCTGCCAGCATCTCCATCTTGTTCTCTAGGGCTTGAATCTGGAAGTCAGCATTCAGGGCTGTAGCATCAGGTGCTAGGTAGCCTACGTCACCCTCTTCACCCATGTAGATACGGGCAGCAGGTTCGAAGTCGAAGTCCTCTACGTCACCACGAATCTTGATGATCGGGTATGCGATCTGGTCAAAGACATCAGCCTTAAGGTTCTCTAGGTGATCAATACGGTACTGCATACCGACCAAATTATCTAGTGGCCCCATAGCATATAGGTTGTCAGGACGTTCTCTCCAGCCAGCATGGAAGATAGGAGCCTTACCTAACCAGCTAGGATTCTGTTCGTTAAACATAACGTATGCACGGTCAACGACAGTAATGACACGGTTCTTGTGGAAGACACCACTCTCTGAATCGTAGATATCACCATAGAATGTAAGAAGTTCTACATAGTTAGACTCGTAGTATTCTGACAGAGTTGAGAACCCATCTGCTGTAAAGGCTTGAGATTTGTCTGCATCTACATCCTGACCTGACATAGCAGAACGGTTTGACAACATTTTGTCAAGTGTCTCTTTCATGTAGGCGTTATCTACTGTCTCATCTATCTTACGGGCAATTTCACCTATAGTTAGAATTGAACGGACAACTTTAGGACTATCTCCGAAACTTGGGGCAAGTGGATTGAAGCAGATGTCAAAGGGGCTGATACGGACAAGTTTAGGTCCAATATAGTTGACAATACGTTCTCCATCGTCGTACTCAGTGTAATCTCTGGAGAAGTCAACTGTTGCGAAACAGTTACCGTACTGGATGTAGTCATTGATTAACTTACTTACTGTGTTTTCGAAATCAGACTGACGGACTTTATTTTCCATATACGCCTGAATGACATCACGTTTATTTTTTACGTCTGAGTCTTCATCATGTGCTTGAAATTTAAACCAACGTTGCTGGGGGAATAACGCTGAGAAATAGTTAGCATGAAGGTTATCAGCAATCTGTGTGAGCTTAGGAGTCGTTGTACTGTTAGTCCAAGGTAATTTACTATTGGATGTTGTACGTGTATCCGTTGCGTAAATATAGTTACGCAATTCTTTCCACTCTTCAATCTTAGTATCACGGGCATTATTCCAAGAAGTCCAACGATCTGTGATGTCGGTTGCAAGAGTGTGTGGTTCGATCATCTGATCTATGTCAATAGTTGTTCCAGCCATTAGAAGGAGACTCCACCAAATCTAGTATTAAATTGAACCACGTTATCTCTACTCCTACGTACAGCTCTTGCAGGTTTGACAGCCATGTCTACAACTGAGGCTAGGGCATCAATTACATCATCGTGAGGAGGGTTACGTGACGATAATTCCTCTTCAAGTATTTGACTATTTCCTCCACGGTAATGCCATATACTCAAGTTATCATATCTAGGTTCTAAGACAGAAGATATACGTTCCTGTTTATTACCTTGATTTTTGTTAGGTCTGAACTCATCAATACTTATAGAAAGTCCATGTTGTTTGATAAGTTCCTTGAGTTGCTTGACAATAGCCATCTGAGCCACAGTGGTTTCTGCTCTGAGTTTTCTGAATGACCACTTGTTTGACAAGTGAAGGATGTGTTCGAAGTACTCAGAGATTCTGTCAGTCCTGAATCTGTCGATGTCCAAGACGTAGATGTTGTTGTCTGCATCTATACCTATCACCACAATAGCTGTGTAATCAGCACGTTTACCCAAACTAAAAGCAAAGTCCACCGCAGCGAAGACGTTAAGTCGATTATCTTTGTAGAAAAGGTATCCGTTGTCTTCACGAATGTGCTTTCTTTCATAGTATTGAAACTTATCAGAACCTACAGGTACGTTATCAGGATCAGAAGGATCGTTGTAGTACTGTGCTCTGAACTGCCCCTTATCTAAATATTGACCACGCTTCTTAGCTAGAATCTTTAGATCGAAACCGAACCACTTACCATCTTTACGTTGACTACGAGGCCACAAAAACTCACCTGTTCCATCACCTCTGTCCTCTACAGGTTTCTCAAATATCTCGTAGATATTATCCTCACCTACTTTTTCACCTCTGTCATCATACTGATCCTCTACCATTTGAAGAAGATCATTGTATAAGTCAGCAGGATGATAACGTGTACCTACGACCCACTCTTGCGCTTCAGCCCCTTCGATAGACG